AAGAGGACGTTGCAAACAAATCTACAAGTGTTACAACGGACCAGGCTAGCAACACAAAATACCCATCAGTAAAATCGGTTTATGATTGGGTGAGTGCTGCATTTCAGCCAACTTTAGTAAGCGGTACGAATATAAAAACCATTAACGGGGCTACGGTATTGGGCGCGGGTGATATCACAATTGCGGGCAATCCTCCAAGCGGTGTATCGGGTGCTATTCAGTTCAGCAATGGAAGTGCGTTTGCTTCTGATGCGGCTAACTTGTTTTGGGATGATACCAATAATAGGTTGGGGGTTGGAACGAATACGCCCGACACAACTGCAAACTTTAAGGGAGGTGTTGCGGGTTCAGTTGGTGTAAGAGTTGCGACATTTGAAGGAAGTTTGCCCGAAATTTTGTTTAAGGATACATTCGACAATACGGGTTTTGCAATTGCTAAATATGGGAATTTGGTATATTTTGTAAATACTAATGCAAGTGGAGGATATTCTTCTTATTCTGGCGTAACTACTCGACAAGGTACATGGGGATTTGGTGGAGGTTTCAATCCAATTGCAACGGTTCATATCAAAGGCAGTGGCTCAACATCCGCCACAACATCGCTTTTGGTGCAGAATAGTGCGGGGACGGAAGTATTAAAAGTGACTGATGATGGAATTGTGATAGGTAGATTAGTTCAAGCATTGGATTTTAGTGTAGGCAATGAAGGGATTTACAGAAGTACATCAATATTTGGTTTACAGTTGGTAAGTGCATTGTATAATGTAAGGGTTGGTAATTCAAATATTGGTTCGGCAGGCGACGCAAGTGCGATGTTTCAAGTAGATTCAACCACCAAAGGATTCCTACCACCCCGAATGACAACAACCCAAAAGAACGCCATCGCATCACCTGCAGCGGGATTAGTTGTTTACGATTCCACAACTAACAAATTACAATGCTACAACGGTAGCACTTGGAACGATTTATTTTAATTTTGTAAACAAATAAGACAATGAAGATTATACAGATAAATACCCCCGTAAATTTGACATCGGGATTGAGCATCCCAAGTGGGTCAGTTGTTGTTATTGCCGAAGGATATTCGGATAACAAATCACAAAAAGACGGAATCATCCCCGCCCAAATCGCAACATTTGTTTTTGCAAGTGTACAAGCATTGGCAGAAGGCAAAGCCCCGATTCAAGGCATTGAAGATTTTAACACCACTTTTGCAGGGTTAGAGTTGAGCGTTACGGATTACGAAACATTGGCAGCCGAAAGCCTTTTAATCAATGCGGTTGAGAAATCACTTGAAACAATCTATGGCGTCGATAATGTCGATGTAATTGATTTGTAATGCAACACAGCGAATGGGCAACACCCACAACCGAAGAAATCAAAGAGTTGGAATACACACAACTTGAGCAGAACAACGGAAACGGGAAAGGCAATTTGTCTACAACCGTATCCATCAATGGAGGTATGTGCGTTGTTCTATTTGCAGTAATTATATTTGGGCTATTTACAATTAATAAGAATGAAACACTTGCAAAATGATACGACCGCAGGTATCGCAACCGCCATTACTGGATCGAGTGCGCTCATTAATTTTGCCCAAACTTGGCAGCCTGTTGTTTCTTTGGTTGTGGGTTTGGTTGGTATTGTTTCGGGCTTGTTTGCGATTCGTTACTATTCGAAAAAAATAAATGGCAAATAATACGCAGCAGCACAAGCCCAAGCCAAAAAAGAAGCTTGGCCGTCACACGAAACACGTTAACAAGCATAAGTCATGCAAGCCAACAAGAGGCCAAGGTTAAAGTCGTATTTCAAACCGACCCCGAAACGTTTTCGCATCCTAGGCGATTCGATTGCAGCCGCATCCCTTTTCATTGCCGGGCTGAATTTGGATAACCCTAAACTGATGCTTATTTCGGGAATTGCTGGGGCAGTCGGTAAATTCGTGACTAATTTCTTTGGCGATGAAGCCTAAATATTTGCTGTACGTCATCACCCTAGCCGCCTTCATTTTGGCGGCATATTTATCGCGACCCGAACCCGTACGCACCGAATACCACCACACAACCTACACAGACACCATTAAATCGCTCGAGCTGAAATATGATACACTGTACAAAATCCAACGCCGTACGCAAATTAAATACGATACTTTGTACCGTGTTATTTATGGCGATACTAGTTGCCACACCACGCGCGATTTACTCACAATGCACAGACAGCTCGACACGCTCGGATATTAACCTATATTTATTGAAGGGAGCCGAAGCCAGAGAGCAGCTCAACCTATGCCGCCAATTTCGTGAGGTCGATTCGTCAATCATTGCAACACAGCGCAGAGCCATCCAAACACAAGCGGACGACCTTGGACACGTTAAGCGTGTAAATCGTTCGTTACGCGTTGCGTGTGTTGTTTTGGCGGTATTATTTCTCATTGCATTATGAAAACAAACAACGTCCATACGATTCGAACCACCGCCAAGAAATTGAAGGTGCTGTTAATATCCGATTTGCATTGGGATAACCCGCATTGTGACCGTGATTTATTGCGGAGGCACTTGGACGAGGCCGTTAAGGGTGGTCACGATATTCTGATTAACGGGGATATGTTTTGCCTCATGCAGGGAAAATATGACGGGCGTCGTAGCAAATCAGAGATACGCCCCGAGCACAACAATTCGCGTTATCTAGATTCGGTTGTTGATACGGCGGTTGAATGGTTTACCCCATACGCGCATAATATCAAGGTAATCGGGTACGGGAACCACGAAACGTCGATTTTGAGACATTGCGAAACGGACGTAATCGAACGGTTTGTTACGCTGTTAAACAACAAAACGGGCGCATCGGTTCAGGTTGGTGGGTATGGTGGCTGGGTGATTTATCAACATTGGCGAAGTAAGGTTATTTGCAACGCTTACAAAATCAAATATTTTCACGGTGCAGGTGGTGGCGGACCGGTGACAAAGGGCGCGATTAATTTTAACCGAATGGCCACCATGATTGAAGGCGCAGACGCGATTTGGATGGGACACGTCCACGAATCGACTGAAATCACCTACACATTGGAGGGATTAAACAACCGAAACACCGTCGAGTTGCGCGATATTTTGATGATTCGCACGCCCGCCTACAAGGAGGAATATAACGAAGGCAAGGGAGGTTGGCACGTTGAAAGAGGCGCACCACCAAAGCCATGCGGAGGGCGTTGGTTGGAAATTTATTTTGAACGTGATAAAATGCGCAATTGGATGCGGGCATTTACCTACAAAACAAATTAACTTTGCACCATGGATGCAATAAACCCAGAGCACTACAAAAAGGGCGGTATTGAATGCGTCGAAGCCATTAAGGCCTCGATGAGCGATTTGGAATTTCAGGGATATTTGAAGGGGAATATTTTGAAATACACATGGCGATTCCGTCACAAAAAAGGCATTGAAGATCTACAAAAGGCTGAGTGGTACAATAAACGTTTAATCAATGAACTTAAAGCAAATCCCGTTTAATAATTACGTGCGGGAGGAATCCGCAAAGAAACAAATCGTTTTGCACCATACCGCAGGGGGCGGAAAGGGCGAAATCGTTTACCAGGGATGGCAGGCGGACAGAACGCCCGTCGCTACGTGCGTGGCTGTATCCAGGGACGGGGAAATCATCCAGGGTTTTGCGTCTCGTTTTTGGGGGTATCACTTAGGCATGGCTGTTAAGCATTTCGGGAAATTGCCCTACAAGAATTTGGACAAACAATCAATCGGCATCGAGCTATGTAATTGGGGCCCGTTGACCTTGAAGGCGGGACAGTATAAAAATTACGTGAACGGAGTGGTGGATGCGGACGAGGTGATCGAGCTCGAATACAAGGGGTTCAAATACTGGCAGAAATACACGGACGATCAAATCGAATCGGTCCGTTTGTTGTTGCTGCATTGGGGGAAAAAATACGGCATCAGCTTGGAATATAACGAGGATATATGGGCGGTATCGCCTAGGGCATTAAAGGCCGAATCGGGTGTGTTTACCCACAATTCATATCGTCCAGACAAGGCCGACATATACCCATACCCGCCGCTGATTGAAATGTTGCGCGGTCTGCAATAGTAGACCGATGGGCGGTTTCTTTTGACGGGTCAAACGTGCCGATATAATTATCGCCGTTATGGTAGAAAATAACCGAGCCGTCCCTCAGTATTTCGGTTGCTAAATCATCAGGATAACGGGCGCGCACTTCGTGGATTATCTCCGCTGTGATATAGGCCATTGCTTGGTTCGGGTCCATCCCGATTGGCGCGCTTATCGTTACCATGGTTTCAAATATATGTTATTCGGCGTGAATCAACGCCTCATTTTCGTCTGATAGGACGTATCGCCCGCGTATTG